ACGGAATTTATGTTGTTGGTAACACCTTTTATACCGTTGACCGCCCGTTTAAAGATATTCGCTTTTTTCGCAGCATCTTCAAATGAATTACCCGCTCTCTTCGCTTCGTCAGCTCCCATTTCAGCTTTGACTGATTTCTGCATTTCCTGATCGTACTGTTTTTTAGCAGCTTTAACTTCTGCGCGTTCTCTGTATACTTTGTCGTACTCCGGATCATATTCCGTTAATCCCTTTGATGCTAATTCAGCCAATTGTTTGTCAAGTTCTTTGATGCGTGCATCAAAAGTATTAACTTTTCCGACGTCAAAGCTTTCGTTCAAGCTATTGGCTAAATCTTTTGCAGAATCATCCAATCCATTAAAAGTTCTCCAAGCAGAATTCCCGAATTTGTCTACAGCATCATTCCAATTTTTAACCCCGTCTGCAACATTTCCGAAAACCGCTTTCATCGCAGACTCATCGTAATTCATTGAGTCCGCAGATGTACTGTCACTTTTAGGCAAACTGCTATCACCAGAATTTTTTATAACATTTCTGTCGACAACAGCTTGAGCCTCTTCATTAACTTCAATGTACCTGCCAAGAGCCTCTGTGGCAGAATCAAGAGCGTTTTCGTATTGATTCATTTGCATTATTTGCTTGTACCAATTTTTGCCACCTAAAGAGTCTGTCCCTTCGAGTTTTATTCTGTCAGAAATTCCTTGTTTTGTATTTTTGTATAATTTTTCAAAGTTTTTAACTTGCTTTCTGAGTTCGTTAGCGCCCATACCAGAAAAATCCAAGTCGAGTGTAGAATCTTTAAATCTATTCTGTAGTGTCTTAAATTCCTGAGCTGGATATTTCAAATCACTTCTATTCGCCCTACCAGAACCATTCTGGCTACGAACGCTACCAGTAAGCTCAACAATTCTTTCCAGACCAGAAGTATCCATACCGGCACCGAAGATATCAGAAAAAGATTTTCCAGTATCAGCAACCCCTTTCAGCGATCCGGTTAAATCACTGGATTCAGATTTTGCTTTTTTAATACCGGCAACAATCTCATTAACACCAGATATAACGCTTTCATACGCAGCATCTTCCATCCATTCTGGTTTGTAGAAAGAATTGCTTGTCTCATAGAACTTTTCCAATGCACTGCTGAGCTGATAAAATTCATCCTCAACATTGTTTGCATCTTTAAGAAGTCCCGGAAACATATCTTTCGCTTCATTATAGAAAGAGTCCAACTCTATTCCACTTTTGGTAGAAAGTTTCTGTTTCATTACCGGAACTCGGTTTTTGTAAGCATCACCAAGAGATTTAGCTGTTTCCGGCGTAATCTTGATTTTGCTTGTAGTCTTAATCCAGTTGTATAACTTCTGATATTCTTCAGAAGTGGATTTTGCTACAGAACCATTTTTAGCAGTAATCTTTCCAAGTGCTTCAAGATCAGTGCTTAATCCACTATAGGATTTTCCACCATTTGCAGACAAGCCACCAGCAATCTTCTGTGAAAGTTCCCGAACCTGTCTCTGTACTTCCGGAGTGGCTTTATTGAGGTTGAAACCACTGATAAGTTCATCTGCCAGTTTCTTACCCTGACTTCTGGCAGCTTTATCCATAGCATTTCCAGAGAACAATTTGTCTACGTCAACGTTCTTGAAAGAAATACCGCCCTGCGCCATTACCATGAACTTTTCCAGTGCTGTAGCTGCTCTATTTATTCTTCTTTCCAGACCAGACAAAGCTCTGTTCGCCCGGTTGGCTTCTGCCTCAACAACTATCTCTAATGAATCAATTTCGTTTTCAGACATCTTACTCTCACCTACCTCTTGCTTCGTTAAATGCTTTTGCGTATGCTGCGAAATTTACGGATGCAATCTGCGTATTTTCCTCAATCGCTTTCTCAATCTCTTCCTCTGTCATTTCCAACTCTTCTGTGAAGATAAAGTTCTTTGACGGATATTGAGCTTTGGAATCCAGAGCACAACCAATCGCCTTTCCAACATAGATTCCAACCATCCATGCGGAAATATCTGCCATTCTTGCTTTTTCACGTTCTTCCCTATCTTTTTCTTCCTTATAAATAAGAAGAGCTTTTGGAGTCATGTCCCAAAACTCTGCATAGGAAATACCGCAACGTGCAGCCATCGGCAACCAGTATTGGTAAATATAATCTGTGTAACTGGAAAAATGAATTATTCTTCCGCTGTTACTTCCTGATTCTCGTCTGTTTTCTTCTTCTGGTTCTTCTTCGGTTCTTCCGTTTCCAGACCCAGCATCTTTTTGAAAAAATCAGACTGTTTAACTGCCTCCGCAAATGCATCGGTAATATCGAACATAGAACCACCACCGAGAATATGCTGTGTAACAACACGCTCTGCCTCGGCACGATCACATTTCAGTACTACACAAGTAAACGCCATAGCAATAAGAGTCATCTGACCTCTTGAAAATGCTTCTGTGATTGAAATTCCCTGACTTTCCATGTGTGTATAGTCACCGAACTGTAATTCCGGTACGTTGTATGTCTTGTTATTGATTTTCACTTTAACCATATCGGTATCTCCTTTTAACTAAAAAATAGGAAGCCTGTTACGACTTCCTATCCTGATTTTTACTGCATATTACCCAGCAAACTGAGTAGCAGCATCTTTATTGTAAACTTCTGTTGATGGCAGAATAGAAAGTGTCATTTCTCTTGCTCCGTTTACGGCACCCTCGTTTACGAAAATGTCATGCTGTCCTTTCCAAGAGAACTTTCCGTCTTTTCCATCTGCGCCAAAATCAAGCTCATTTTGATAGCGTCAAACTTTTCCTTGTCATAGTTACAAGTAAACTGCATTGCGCTTACGGACTGTACACCCGGAACAAATGTCTGCGCATTGTCTTCCAGATCAGTAGTTTCAATTGTTTCTCTTTCTCCACCTAACTGTGGATAGCTTTTGATTTTGCATAACTGTGCAAGAGCTGATGCAGTAGCACCGGCTTTAAGTACAGTGTTAATTGTGCTCATTCCAGCTGACATATTATCTTCCTTTCTACCGCTAACTACCAGCGGTCAGCGAATACCTCCAATTGGTATCCGGTGCAAATTTAAAATTTCTCTATTTCATTCACTGATGATACAAGACGGTTGAATCTTGCCACAGTGCGATAAATGTTTGTATCTGATGCATTATCGGCAGGTTTCGGACCGTATGATCGGATGTAACCCATCTGTCGCATAGCATCACAACATTGATTTATGATATTCCTTGATTCCGTAATGTTTTTATTGGAATAACACTGAATCTCAATTACTGATTTCACAGCATTCTCACTGTTTTCCAAATCCATGCAAGCATCTTGATTGTCAATCTGGACAACCGATACTGCCGGAAATGCCGGAGGACTTTTACTGGAATAATTGGATACATTCTTACAAGTTTCTGCCACATAGGTTTTTATGTTAGTCAAAACTCTATTTGAAACGTCAATCATCTCCAAACACCCTCCTTGCAATCCTTGTAATTGTTTCTATGTTCCTTAATTCTGATGCCGTATTATACATGAACGGACGGGACGGCATACCCTTTGTCCAATGCCATTCTCCATTTTTGAAATAAAACCATCCTTTTTCGCCATGATTATTTACGTCATACTTCCAACCAATAATTGAAGTATCTGGATGTGGATTTTCTGATCCAACAATTCCAGTACCAAACTCAACGAATTTCGCCCACGGGCAAGCCGTATAAATGACGTATTGGGAGCCATTGTAAATAATGTCACCCGGTTTCAGGCTCATACTGTTCAATAACTCACCAGTATAGATTGCGTCCTCACTCAAAATATTGGCTTTTGCAATCGCAACGCCCTCTTCGGCTAACTGCCTGGTAAATTCATCGCATTTATCATTCAGACTTAATCTGTACTTTCTCACCTTTTCAGCCAGCTCGCGGAAACTTCCTGGAGATAACTTAGCTGTGTATCTAGGCATTTTTCGCCCTCACTTTCAATGCGATAACCAGTCCATTTATTCCATCTGCAATACCGGCAACAGTATAATCAGCAGAATCCTTATCCACTGTACCATCTGCATTCAGAACCGGTTCAGATGTCCACACAATTGATTCCTCTTTAATAGGAAGGTTCTCAACCGTGGACGCTGTTCTGGTGTAGTCCAGATTTGTTCCAAACATATCAGCATAAGCATTTCCTCTGCTTGCCGATAAAGAGGCGTAAAAAAAAGTCGGGGAACTATAACCATTGTCATAATCCCCCGTTTCATCCCCGTTTTCATCGAGAATCGGAACATTTTCAGTGTAATTTGAATACCATAATTTCTTTGTGTTTCTTTTAAGATTTCTCAATATACGCCACCCTCCACCGTAAATGCGTACCCCTGCGACCAAAATAGTCACGCACAATCTTCTTTTGCAACTTAACCCAGTTGCCGGGAGATAATCGGATCACCTAACCTCTCTTAAATCAGTGTGCATATAGCAACAACTCCTTCAAGACACGTGTTCCGGTTCGCCCATGCTCGGCTGCCGGTATTATCGCTATGGGAAAGCTCTCCCTCAGCTCCAATCTGGTTGTAATCATACATTGCAAGGTTGCGGATATTGGAAAAATACTTCTCCATATCCTTATTAACAGTGTCATCTGTATAATTATCCGGGTAATTCCGTATTTTCTTTATTTCTCTATAGGCATTTTTGACTTTCACAAGGAGCATGGACAAATCAGCTTCTTCTGAAATACCAAGCTCTGTTGACAGTTCATCGTATATTTCGTTTACTAATTCATCCATGCGATCACCTATTTCTTCGGAGGCCTTCCGACCTTTGGTTTCGCAACCACCGGTTCGGATTCCTCTACTTTCTCTTCTAATTCAACTTCTTTCCATCCACACGCAAGAAATGCGCTTTTCTGGATTTCAGAAGCGACAGTTACACGCTGTCTATCTTCTTTTTCCAATGTATACATCAAGTATCACTCCTACTCTGTCGGATCTTCACATACACCGATAGCGTCTTTCTTCTTGTTAAGTACGAATGCATCATAGCGGACACGTCCCTCAACAAGGTATCCAGAAATACCAGGCGCATCATCGTGAATCTTGTACTCTGCAAGCTTGATTGGTGACGGCATAACAATCGGATTAGTGATAATAAAATGTACTTTTTCCGGGAAGTAAGACTTCGGAGCTTTTACAAAGTAAACACCATCAACTTCTCCAACAAGACCGTTAATAGCAATCTGTGTAGCCATATCGCCTTTTTTGGTGAATGCTTCATCCAGTTTCAGCATATTGTAGTAGCCTGGTGTGCAAATGCAGATTCTTCCACCAGTCGGAACTTTCTTGTTGTCAAGAATTTCCTGAACTGCAAGGAATTTTTCATATGCATTGGCTTTTGTTACTGCTGTATCTTTTACGATGTTTCCAGCATCAGCACCGGCAACAAGCTTAGCAATACGGTATGTATCGATTTCCGGGATAACAACTTCATCAATCTGTCTACGAAGTGCTGCACCAGCTTCCATTGTTCCCATTGTGTCATCTTCACTCTTCTTATCGATTGTGAATGTGAACGCACGGTCTTTTGCAAGTGTCATTTCCTGCACTTCATTTCCGAGTTCTTCTGGTGTTCCATATCTGCTTGCGCCCTCTGTAGTGTAATCGCCCAT